CGTCCAGCAAATTTTGAAGGTTGATCATCGTTGGGGGCTTGGGTCACGTCACGGTGGTTCGGAACCCGTACAGGGTAGCCCCCGCTCGCCGGCGGGGCGAGCCATCCTCAACCGTCTGAAACGGATGATGGAAGCGGTCGGCGGGCATCATCCCCGCACCGAATCCCTGGAAGACCTCATTCGCTGGGGCAAGACGCTATGTCTGCCCATGCAAAGCAACGTGGAACGCAACGTCCGGCGGCTCGCGCTCGCGCTCGAAGACGCACTGAGCCATATCGCTTTCTTTTTCGAAGCCGAGGTGAACGATGGCAAGTAACCCACTCGACCTGACTCCAGAGCAGATCGCCCCGGCCTTCCCCGGCGCGAAGCGGGCGAACATTGCCCGCTACTGGCCGCTGGTCGCCGAGGCGCTGCGGGAAAACCGGCTAGAGAGCGCCCCCATCGTCGCCTACGCCCTGGGCACCATCGCCGCCGAAAGCGCCGGGTTCGAACCGATCAGCGAGCGGCCGTCGCGGTGGAACACTCGGGGAAAGCCGTTTGACCGCTACGAGGGCCGGCTGGGCAATCTGCAACCGGGCGACGGCGCCCGCTACAAGGGCCGGGGCTTCATCCAGCTGACCGGACGGGCCAACTACGCCCGATACGGCGAGCGGATCGGCGTGGACCTGGAAGCCGACCCCGACCAGGCCAACAGCCCGCGCATCGCCGCGCAACTGCTGAGCCTGTTCATCGCCGACCGCGAACCCCGCATCCTGGCCGCGCTACAGGCCCAGGATGACGCGCAAGCTCGCAAGGCGGTCAATGGGGGCACTCATGGGATGGATCGCTTCAGAGCGGCTTACAGGGCCATTCTGTTGGTATTGCGGCGATGAAGGCCGCGTGGGTCGTCGCCCGCCTGCGCGAACCCTCAACCTGGCGCGGCCTGGTGTGGCTGCTGACCGCGTGTGGCGTCACCCTGCGCCCGGAGATCTGGGAACAGATCACAGCCGTGGGCATGGCCATCGCCGGCCTGATTGGAGTGCTGACCCGTGAACCCGAGAATATTTCTTTGCCACCGATCGACCTGGTGGGGAAAAGCGCGCCGGGCGGGGCTGATGCTGACTCTGGCGTTGGTCTTGGCGGCGATCATCCTGCTGCTGACCGGGTGCGCCAGCCCTTGCGGCCCCTTCGTAACACTGAGGAAGCCAGCGTCGCTGGCGGCTCTCATCCTGGCTGGACCGATCAATGAGGCGGGCGTGGCCTGCCGATGGGACTACTGAGTGGAACTGACTAGGGGGTTATAAATGGCTGCGATATTCAAGAATATTCTTCTGGCGATTCTACAAAAAGTCATCATGCAATTGATCGGCGCAACGAATTGGAAAGAAATATTCAGCGCCGTTGTCGAGACGGCCTTTGATAAAACCATTTCCAAAGAAAATAAATATGCTGTGGCTTTTGCACGGATCGAAGCTGCGGTGAAACAGTTGAAATCGAAAGCGGTCGCTCCATGACCCTGGTTAAATCCATTCCGGGCGACGACGATCCTGTGTCGGAGAGGCGAAGGAACTATGACGCCGAGTTCCGGGATCGGCTCTCTCGAATCGAGGCAGAGATCCTCGACATCAGACAGCGCATGGCGGACCACGAAGCGCGGCAGGTGGCCACGGAGGCAATGATGGCGGATGCCATTGCTAAGCAAGTGGCGAGGACAATATTCGCCTTGATCGGTGTCGATGTCGACAAGCCTGAATCCCTGGAAGAGTTTCGGGGCAATGTACGGTTTTCCGCCGTAGTGCATAGAGCGGCACAAGCCGGTGTTCTGGCGGTTATTACCGCAGTTACCGGTCTAGTGGTCAGCGGGTTGTGGTTTGGGGCGATGAAGGTTTTCAAGCAATGATTGAACTCGACTTGAGTGCCGATCTGCGGCCATTGCTGCGACGACTGGACGACTTGCGGCGCGAGATTCCGTTCGTGATCGCCAGCTCGTTGACCAAGACGGCGGTGGGAGTGAAGCCGGAGATCCAGCAGGAAATAGACCGGACTTTCGACCGGCCAACGCCATACACGCGAAACTCGCTGTACGTGCAACCCGCCAAGAAAACCGATCCGAACCCGACCGCGCGCTTGGCGTTCAAGGATACCCAGAGCGCGCGGGGTGGCTATTTGGCGGCGCAATACCTGCTGCCGTTCATCCAACAGACGCCACGCTCGAACAAGGCGTTCGAGAACCGGTTGCGCGCCGCTGGCTTGTTGCCTCCCGGCATGTTCGTCATCCCCGGCAAGGGCGCCGCGCTGGATCGGTACGGCAATCTCGACCTAGGCCAATTGGTTGGCATCTTGTCGAAACTGAATGCCGCATCCGGCAGGGAGCTGGCGAATCGGTTTCGCAAAAGAGCGGCGCACTACGAAAGCGCCAACTACTTCGTCAGTCGGGGCGAACGGTTGCATCGTGGTGTGTGGCAACGGTTGCCGAACCACCACATCATGCCGATCTATCTATTCGTCGATCGGATCTTGTTCCGCCGGTTCTTCGACTTTGAAGGTGTCGCAAAAACGTCTGCATTGCGGCTCTTGCCGATCGAATTCGAAGCGGCGATCGACAAGGTATTACGAGGCAATTGAACAATGGGAAGCGCTAGCTCAGTGGTAGAGCGGCCGGTCTTCGGGCCGGTGACACACGGCAATGAGAATGAGTCGCCACCTTGGGCGTTGGTTCGAGTCCGACGCGCTCCCACACATGTCGGGGTCCCTGTAAGAGCGAAAAGTCGCGAGTATTGTGTGCCCCGGTTTTTAGCTAGTCGCTGGGTTTTTAGTGTACTAATTACATGGAGTTACGATGGATAGAGAGCTGATCACACAGGCGGAATACGCGAGACGACGGGGTGTTACTCCGCCGACGGTCAGCGCGGCGGTCAAATCGGGCCGCATATCGCTCATTGATGGGCGGATCGATCCGAAGCTGGCCGACATCGAGTGGGACAGAAACACCGACCACTCCAAGCGCCCGGTATCGCTCGCCAACCGGCGCCAGCAGCAAGCGGAGGAAGCGGCGATCATCGACAGCGCCGAGCATGGCAACCGCCCGGCCGCCGAATACATCAACTGGAAGGCCCGCCGCGAACGTGCCGAAGCCCTCCGCGCCGAACTCGCCCATGCGGAAGAATCCGGCAATCTGTACCGCAAGTCCGACGCCGACCGCGCCGCCCGCGCCATGGCCAGGTTGTTGCGGGATCAATTTCTAGCGATTCCGCCGCGCGTCGCCGCCGAACTCGCGACCATGGACGATCCGCCCGCCATCGAGCACCGCCTGAGCGCCGAAATCCGCAAGGTCCTGGAGACCATCGACCGCGACGTGGTGGAGCACCATGCTTGATGTCGAAGTCGCCGACGGCTTCGAGGGCTGGAACACCGCCTTCCGCGAGGGACTGCGCCCCGACCCCGACCTGCCGGTGGATGTCTGGGCCGACACCTACATGATCATCCCCAAAGAGGTGGGAGGGCCGGAACCGGGCTACTACCGCACCGACCGCACCCCTTATGCTCGCGAGGTCATGCAGGCCCTCTCACCGCAAGACCCGCACCGCCGGGTAGTGGTGAAGGGTGCGTCGCAAATGCTCAAGACTCAAGTAGCGCTGAACTGGATGGGCGCCAGCATCCATCAATCGCCCTCCAACATCCTCGCTCTGTTCCCCACCGACAAACTGGTCAAGCGCGTCTCGCATCGGATCGGCGAGACCATCAAGGCCGTTGCCGAACTCGCGTGTCGAGTGGCGCCCCCGCGCTCCCGCGATGCCCGGAATACCCTCGACACCAAGGAATTCGACGGCGGCGCGCTCTACATGGCCACCGCCCGCAGCGCCTCCAACCTCTCGGAAATATCCTGCCGGTATATTTACGGCGACGAACTCGACCGCTGGGAACTGGACGTGGGCGGCGAAGGCGATCCCGTCGAACTGACCGAGGCCCGGACCTCCAACTTCGGCTACAACGCCAAGATTTACTACAGCAGCTCGCCCACCCTCGAAGGCGCCAGCCTGATCGATACCCTCTATCGGCAATCCGATCAGCGCCGCTACTTCGTGCCCTGTCCGCACTGCCACGAACGGCAGGAACTGCTCTGGGAGCACGTCCGCTGGGACGCGCTGTTGACCCGCGCGTGGTATGCCTGCCCGTGCTGCGGAGCGGAGATTGAGGAACACCACAAGCCCGAGATGCTGGCCGCTGGCGAATGGCGGTCGCAAGGGGAAGGCGACGGCCAGACCGCCGGATTCCAAATCTCGCAGCTCTATTCCCCGCTGGGTTGGACCTCGTGGCTCACCCTGGCGCGCAAGTACGTCAAGGCCAAGCACGCGATTGAGCGCGGCGACAAGGGACCGATGCAAGTGTTTTACAACACCCGGCTGGCCCTCACTTTCGACGCGGCTGACGAACGGACCAGCGCCGCCGAGCTGAAGAAGCGCGCCGAAGACTTCCCGGCGTTGACGATCCCCCGCGGCTGCCTGGAACTCACCATGGCCACCGATACCCAAGGCAACCGGCTCGAATACCTGATCATGGGCTGGGGCGAGGGCATGGAACGCTGGGTGATCGATTACGGCGTGCTGATGGGCCGGCCCTCCGAGCCGGAGGTGTGGGCCGAACTCGACAAGGTATTGGCCCGGCCCATCGTCAACGGCTTCGGCATCCCGCTCAAGATCAGTGCCGGCCTGGTGGATTCCGGCGGCAACGCCACCCAAGAGGTCTACGAATACACCCGCGCCCGCCGCCGGCTATACGTCCTCGCGGTCAAGGGAGCCAGCAAGCCCGGCCGCCCGGTCATCGCCAGCAAGCCCAGCAAGGTGGACGTGAATCGGCGCGGAAAGATCATCCAGGGCGGCGCCGAACTATGGATGATCGGCACCGACACCGCCAAGGACTGGCTGTTTTCCCGGTGGCTGTTGCCGCCCGGTCCCGGCGCGATCCACTTCAACCGGGATTTGCCCGATACCTTCTATGAGCAGTTGACCGCCGAGCGCAAGCTGATCCGCTACGT